ACAACTGGTGGAGAGGTCGCCGCAGCGACCTCGACTGGGGAGGCCCCAAAGGAGAAGAAGATGCGCCCCAAGGTCGCCAAGCCCGCCGCACCTGCCACTGCCTAGACCAAAGAGACTTAAAACAAAACCTCGTGTGTAATATAAACTAAACTATGGAGGCCCCCGAGTTTGAAACTAACGTTGTCAAACTCCCCCCTCCAGAACTTTCACGTGATGTCGTGAATGCTCTGGTCGGGACCAAAGTCAAAGATCTTGCGCTGTATCGGCGCGCGTTTACGCACAAGTCAGCCCTGAAACGCTATTCAGGTCTGACTGGTTCCTATGAGACGCTCGAGTTTATGGGTGATTCCGTACTTGGATTCGTCATCACGAAACACCTTTTTGACCTCCACGAAAAGGAACAGGAAGGGTTCCTGACGAAAGCTCGGACAAAGATGGTCCGGGGCAAAACCCTGTGTGAAATCTCCAAAGTGCTTGGTCTGGACAAGATGATTTTGATGGATGAAAAGGGTGAACGGAACGGGTGGAACACCAATGAGCACATCATGGAGGATGTTTTTGAGGCTTTTGTCGGTGCCATCTACCTCGACTTGGGGATGGTCCACGCCAAGCGGTTTGTGCTTGAGTCGTTCACAAAGGTCCAAACGTCCCTTGTGGATGATAACTGGAAGGACCAGCTCATGCGATGGTGTCAAGCGCTCAAGTACGCTTTGCCCGAGTACCGCCTCGATGGTCAAAACAACGGGCAATTCTTCATCACGGTCGTGGTCGACGGAATGGACGGAGGGTCTGGATTTGCCACGACCAAGAAACAGGCTGAGCAAAACGCCGCGGAGATTGTACTTAAGACTGACCCCCGTTTCAAAAATAAGAAAATACCCGTCAATGGAAAGTCCAACAATTCAGAGAGCCCGTGAACTCATTGCGCAAGAATACGCCGAACAAAGGTCTCAGGAATGGTTAGACCTCCGTGAGAATATGATCACGGCGAGTGACGCTGCGAGTGCTATTGGCGAAAGTCCTTACGAATCTGAAGATGCATTCGTCAAAAAGAAGGTCCTGAGGACCAAGTGGGCCGGAAACGAGGCGACGGCACACGGGACTTTACTTGAACCTATAGTCCGAGACCTTTATGACCAAAAATATAACAGAAAGTCCCACGAGATTGGTCTGGTTCAGCACAGGGACTACCCGTGGCTCGGTGCATCTCCCGATGGTGTGACAGAGGATGGAATTTTGGTCGAAATTAAGTGTCCAAAGTCTCGTAAGATTACGTCCAACGTTCCTAAACACTATTGGCCCCAAGTCCAACTTCAACTCGAGATTACGGACTTGGAAGAGTGTGACTTTGTGCAGTATCGCCCGGGGGACACTGAGAGTGTCCCGCCCAAGCCCGAGGAATTTGTTGTCGTCCGTGTCCACCGAGACCGCGCATGGTTCGCTCGGGTCCTCCCCGTGCTCGAGAGGGTCTGGCAACGTGTCCTGAAAGGACGAGTCCAAGGACTTTGTGAGATTCTGGACGACCAGTTTAAGAAACAAATTGCTTGTGAGGTACTATAGGAGGGGATGAAACCGCAGGTTCCATCCTCCCCGGACCCGGACCTCGACTCGTACAACCAAGTCTTTGGGAAGAAACCAGAGTGTAAACACAAAAACCGGTTCCTGACGTGTCGCGAGTGTTCTGGGTCTTTTTGTTGTAAGTGCATTCAACTCGAGGTACACTGTTGCCCCAAGTTGGATTCACGGTCCAAAATTGAAAAAGAGAATTTATCAAAGAAATTAGTCAAGGTGGTGGCCTCTAAGGTTGCTACTTTTTGAGACGGCTCAAAATGTAAAACACGAGTACCAAAACCATCAAAATAAACAAGGGACTCTTGGTGATTCTGAACGGCCCGCTCTTTTGGTCCCCTCCATTCATCCAGCACCACGGAAGCAGGGGGCGGTACCACGTCACTGTACCGTCAGAGTACTCGAACTTGCGTGTCGGGAACGCCCCGTGTGGTGCGTAGTTGGGGCTTGTCGTCTTGAGGTACACGTTCCCTGAGAGGTCCCGGGGCTTGAGGTTCGGGTCGAGCGTGTCACTATAATCTACTGGCTCTTCATCAATGGCTCTTGTGTACGAGCCATCGATAAAGAGATCCTTACGGAACCCGTCTTTGTTGACGCCAAAGTCACCCGTCCACGTGGTCGGGTTGAAGAGGTCAATCTGCAGACGGTCATCTATCATAAGATTTGATGCCATTGTTCTAGAATACGCTTACATTATTTTTGTTCACCGAGTAGACTTTGGTCTTGACCTTCTGCTGATGGAGCTGCCACATTTCGTCTAGGTCTATGTCAAGCATGGCGGCCAACTGAAACAGATAACTAAACACGTCGCCCATTTCCATCATAATATCCGTACCTCTGTCCTTCTTGAGACCAGTCTTTTTGTAAATTTGTTTCTTCTGCCTGATACTGGACGCAAGTTCCCCCATTTCTTCGTTCAAAAGCATCCAAACTATACTTATTGGTGCCTTGTCCCACCCCTTTTGATGACACATCATAGCTGTTTCATCACGAAACTTATTCATTGAATACATAACGCCCAAGTCTTTTAAGTGATGAGCCGAGCCAGAGGCTTCCTGAAGTACACGACGAGGAAACACGCGGCAACGAGCAACGCAAACTCGGCACCGAGCTTCCAGTTTTCAACCACATTCTCGTTGTCTGTACGCTTCTCGGCCCACGGCTCGATGATGGCGTTACTGGTGAGACGAATGAGACGTTCTATGGCGAAGAATATCAAGAAACCTAGAAGTAGGTCGTCGAGGGCTCTCATATCTACTAAAGGAAAACATATGTTTTCCGGCTACGCCCTAAAAGATTCCAAACTTGAAGTTGCTGGGAATCTTGTTACCGTACGTGCTGGTATTCACGGGAATCTCAAGAGGAACGGGGTTCTCGGTGATGTCACGCAGGTATACGAGCTGTTGAAGCATACCGGTCGAGATGGTCTGGGTTGCCCGCTTGATAACCTCCTTATTCATAAGGGACACTTGGTTCTTGACATCCGTGTATGGATCGGCCGCCAGGTCCGTGTACACGACGCGCATCAGGGACTGAAGGTCGCCATCATCCTGACGGTCAAGCTCATAGCCCGTCTGGGACTTGATGGTATCTGTGATGGACTTGTGAATACCCTCGCGGTTAAACTCAGAAAAGAAGGCGTTTCCAAGGGGCGTGAAGACGGACAGACGAATCGGCTTGAGGTCATACGTCTCGAGCGTACTCATTATTGTTAGTCAAGTTAAAAAAATACGACGCTAAAAATACAATGAAGGTCATCAAGCGTAATGGCGACTCGGTCGAGATGCTCTTTGACAAGGTGACTCAGCGAATTTCAAAACTAAATATGGCACCCGAGTTTGAGGTCCTGAACGTCCAACCCGACAAGGTGGCCCAGAAGGTGTTCACAAGTATGTATGACGGTATTTCGACCAGTGAGATTGATACTCTGAGTGCTGAGGTGGCCATCGGTATGATCACGGAACACCCTGACTATGAGACCCTTGCTATGCGTATCACCGTCTCGAACCTCCAGAAGACCTGCCCCAAGACGTTTAGTGACTGTGCTCTGGCCCTGCACGCCAAGGGTATCCTGTCTGACGAGTTTATGAAGTCCGTCCATCTCGATATGGATGCGTGGATCCAGCCGACGCGCGACTATGACTTTGGGTACTTTGGCGTCAAGACGCTTCAGAAGGGCTATCTGCTTCCTGGAGAGACGCCTCAGTACATGTTTATGCGTGTCGCTCTGGCGATTCACGGGGAGGACTTTGAGAGTGCCCGAAAGAGCTACGACCTCATGTCTCAAAAGTACTTTACCCATGCAACTCCGACGCTTTTTAATAGCGGAACAAAGCGTCCGCAAATGTCGAGCTGTTTTCTACTGGCCGCTAAGTCCGACTCCATAGAGGGCATTTACGATACCTTGAAGGAGTGTGCCCAAATATCCAAGTGGTCAGGAGGTATCGGTCTCCACATAAGCAACATCCGGGCGAACGGTACGCCCATCAAGGGGACCAATGGCGTGGCGGACGGTATCGTACCTATGCTCCGGGTCTTCAACAATACGGCCCGGTACGTCAACCAGGGTGGCGGCAAACGTAAAGGCTCGTTCGCCGTGTACCTGGAGCCTTGGCACGCCGATATCATGGAGTTTCTGGAACTGCGTCTGAACCAGGGCGACGAGGAGGCTCGGTGTCGCGACCTGTTCACGGGGCTTTGGATTCCCGACCTATTCATGGAAAAGGTTGAGTCGGACGGTGATTGGTACTTGATGTGCCCTCATGAGTCCCCCAAACTCCAGAATGTGTACGGTGAAGAGTTCAACGAAATGTATCGCGAGTACGTAGCCCAAGGCCGGTACAAGCGTAAAGTCCGGGCTCGGGAGGTCTGGGACGCCATCCTGAAGAGCCAGGTCGAGACGGGAACCCCATACATGTGCTACAAGGACAGCGTCAACAAGAAATCGAACCAGAAGAATATCGGGACTGTCAAGTCTTCCAATCTGTGTACGGAAATCATGGAGGTATCCACACCCGACGAAACAGCCGTGTGTAATTTGGCGAGCATGTGTTTGCCGGCCTTTGTCAAGGAGCGGTCGTGGGGTGCGGCCGATGGAACCTCTGGGACTGAAAAGTACTTTGACTTGAGTGATTTTTACGAATGTGTTCAAATCGTTATTGAGAATCTTAACAAGGTCATAGACGAGAATTACTACCCGACACGGCCTGCACAACTAAGCAACTTGCGTCACCGACCTGTCGGGCTCGGAGTCCAGGGTCTGGCCGACGTGTTTCAGATTCTTGGTCTGCCCTTTGACGCTCCTGAGGCTCGCAAACTGAACAAGGACATCTTTGAATATATGTATCATGCAGCACTCACGGAATCGTGTGCTCTTGCGAAAAAGAAAGGCCGGTACGAGACGTTTACAGGTTCGCCCGCGTCCGAGGGTCTCCTTCAGTTTGACTTGTGGGGCGTCACACCATCAAACGTTTTTGATTGGAACATCATCAAGGAGAATATCAAAAAGTACGGCTTACGCAACTCCCTGCTCGTAGCCCCTATGCCGACCGCGTCCACGTCTCAAATCATGGGCAACAACGAGTGTTTCGAGCCGTACACGACCAATATCTACCTGCGTCGGACCCTTGCCGGTGAGTTTGTCATGGTCAACAAGCACCTGATTCGGGACTTGCAGGCTATCGGCAAATGGAGCCCAGAAACCAAGACGGAGATTATCCGAAACGGAGGCTCGGTCCAAGCCCTCGACATTCCAGACAAATTGAAGTCCGTATACCGGACCGTCTGGGAGATTCCGCAAAAGAGTCTGATTGAGATGGCGGCGGACCGCGGGCCCTACATAGACCAGTCTCAGAGTCTGAACATCTTCATGGAGGACCCGACGAGTGCTAAGCTGACAAGCTGCCACTTCTATTCCTGGAAGAAAGGACTCAAAACAGGGCTATACTACCTCCGAACGCGGCCCAAGGCGAAGCCTATACAAATCACTGTGCCGGTCGCGCCCACAGAAGAGCAGAAACTCGCGTGCTCGCGTGAAAATCCTGAGAGTTGTCTGATGTGCTCAAGCTGAGGGTGCGTTCCAGTTAATTTCCAAGTGAAATGTAAGGATGGTCAAGTCTTGTTGCCGGGCCGGCCCCAAGAACAAGGTTTGTATTCGTTTCACAAATAAGAAGCTTTTCACGTTGCCCCGAAAGTTCCCCAAAAACAAGTGTCTTACAGGACCAATTAAGGGGTTCACAATGCGAGCAAGTTGTGCACCATATAAAAACTGCAAAAGAAAGTAAATAATGGACAGTCAAATTTGGAAAAGACTTCCAACAGACCTTATCAGGTGGATAATTGAACACTCGGACCCATCTATCGATGTTCAATTAGCTTTTAAAATTCCTCCAAAAAGACTGGACGAGGCAAAGAGTTGGCGACTCTGGTACCTTCTCAAGTCCCATGACGGGATCGTATATAATATGGAAACGGAAACACTACACATTCTGAGAATACCTGGGTGTCATATCATTCGGAGACCCATAAAACTCAGTTACCATACGGCTGGTCTGACAGTCTTTAACGACGCAGAGGAAGACCACTTGGTCGAATACACCTGTCCGTGCGGGTCCTTCGTCGCCATCAAGCAGAGTGACGCATGGGTCACGGAGATGCGTATCCTCTTCAAAGGAGCCAGACCTTCACGGGAGCTTACCGTCGCTGACGCTGTGGCGATGTTAGCCCCCTAATAGACCGAGTCACGCGACCTATAGCCCGCGCGTTTCCAGCTTCACTGGCTCTCTTGTACTCGCGACTGAGCTTGATCCTCAAGTTGTTGCGCAACTGAGCAAGGCCGGCAAGGGCGTTCGAGGATGGTCGGAGCTTTTGCTGATTCTTTTTGATACTTTTTGTGAGTTGAGCCACCATCTGTTTCAGTTGGTTGTTGGCACGCCGTGCATTCTCCTCAGCCTTCCGAGCCGCGGCCGCCTTGGCACGCACTTCCTTTAGGGCCTTCTGAAAGTTATTGTACTCGGCACGGTCTCTCGCCTCGATGTTCGCGTATTCCGCATTGAAATTACTCTTGATGTTGTTTTCACTTTTCCTGTTGTTGTTTTCTTCGCTTTTCCTAGCGTGGTGCCGTATGATCTGAGCATATTTGTCTATTAATTTAGACAATTCCCGAGACCCACGTTCTGTGAGCAAAGATATGCCGTAAGAATACGTGTTGTTATTTTGTTTTTGACTGGACTTGTGTTTAGCAAATTTCCAGGCACTATTTCTCATTTAAAAGAGAGCGAGACTTTTATTTTAAAGATGGTCTTTTGGTTCGACATTGATACGAGCCAAATAGAGATGGTCGCCACGACCAAGGACCGAACGCGGTTCAGGTACAAGGGTGGGCCTCTGAGGTTCCAAGTCCCGCGAGGTCTGTGTACCTGGGGTGTCAACGGGTACAAGAGTTTTCAGGTGAGTGTTTCTGACCCGGACTTTATCCAGTGGTGGAGGGCTCTTGAGACGCAGTTGTGCCCCGCGGCGGGTTCGGCGGCTTCGGGTGAGGGTCCACCCTCGCCCCCCTTCAACTCGAACCTCAAAGACTCATTGAGGATCAAGATTGATGATGCCGTCTATATTTTTGATCAAAATTCGAAACAGATCAACCCTGAGGTCCGGGAAGGTTTGTTTCGGGGTCAAGAGCTTTCATGTCTCATCGACGTGGACTCGACGTATTTTTATAATGAAAATTGGGGTCTGACTATCCGGGCCTACCAAGTCAAGACCTTGACCGAGGGGACCCCCGATGGGGGGATCCCCGACGCAGGGAACGACGTACCGTCGTTCCCCGAGCCGCCCGTCGCGCTGACACCCGGGGTGTGTGCCTTTTTGCCGATTTCTTGAGTATCTTGTTGACGAGTGACTCACTCGTCGCGTATTTGAGGCCAAGAAGCGCTGGCATTACTTACTATACTGCCTTGACAAAATTTACAGCCGTCTCGGCACCTTCAAGAGCGGCAAAGGTTGGTGACGCCATAGTGAGCTTATAGAACCCATATGCTATGAGTGGAACAAAGAAACCCATACATATAAAGCAATATCCCAGTCCGGCTGGAGGTGCCTGATTTGGAGGCTGACCTTTTGGTGCTGGAGGTGGCGGTTTTTTCGACGCCTGGATAACAAAGAAACCGATACAACAGAATATAAGGGCTATTATAGGGGACGCGTAAAGTCCTATAGTAGCTTTTATGTCGCCAATTTGTTGAAGACCTCCTACGATTCCTGACATATATAGTTTACTTGGAATAAATCTCACGGGCCCGCTTCAGAAGCTCGCCCTGAACCAGCGCAAAGCCCGTGATGCCGAGCTCCTTCTTGGCCTTTGCGACCGCCTTTATCCAAGGGTTGGACTTGGAGCCCTTGGCCTTCTTCTTGGACACGAGCTCACCATCCTTCATCTTGAGGTCCTTCTTGGTCAGACCACCGGCCGTGTGGGTGGCGTTACCGTGGTACACCTGAGCGCGAGAACCAACCGTCATTTACTTCTTGTGTTTATTTTTTTTCGAGGGAGACTTGAGATGGGCTGGGAGGGCGTTGTGCATGGCGGCGAGGAGTACCTGATTGACGAGGGCTATGTAGCGCTTTTTTTCGATACGGCGCGCGTTGGCCGTGGACTTGGCGAGGGCGAGGGACCTGGCGCGGTTAGGGGTACTGGGCATCTCTACTACATTACACTGCGAAAATACGCTTGAGCGCTTGGATATTCATCTTGGTCGACTTGGGAACTTGGGCCATAACGCGGGGGTCTCCGAGCACGTCCGCGCACACCTTGGCTTTACCCTCTTGAAGCTGCAGGATGCTCTCCTCGACCGAGCGCAGTGGGGGAGTGGAGGGGGACTCCTCCACTCCGGCGTACACGAGGCGGCGCACCACCACTTTGCGGGTCTGGCCCGTGCGGTGGGCCCTGCCTATGGCCTGGAGCTCCGTAGCGGGATTCCAGGTTGGCGCCGTGATGTACACGCGGGTCGCCTCCTGTAAGTTGAGGCCGACGCCACCCGCCTTGACCTGGATCAGGAACACGGGGGCGGGTGCTGACGTGGCAGCCTTGAAGGCCGCTATCCGCTCCTCCCGAAGCTCCTTGGAGACGGACCCGTCTATTCTGTAGACTGGGATATCAGCCTCGGTCAGGAGCTCTTGGATCCGGTCCATCTCACCCATAAACTGCGTGAAGACCAGCGCCTTTTCCTTAGGGTGGAGCTTGATCAGGTCCATGAGCGTCTCGAGTTTGCGAGACCGGCCCGTCCACGGCTCGGGGTCCATCCCGTTTTTGATCGCGATTCCGTCCAGGTACATCTGGGGCCACGTCATCACCTGACGCACGCGCAGGAGGCACTCGAGCAGCTCCATCTGGTGCATAGCCACGTTTCCCGCCTTGAATATGGAGCGGACAATACCCTGACCTTGGTCGAACACGTCACGATACAGGTCAGCCTCCTCAGGGTACATCTCCAACTCCAAATTCTCAAAGTCGCAGGGCGGGAGTTCGAGGCGCGCGTTTCCAGGGACGATGCATCGTCCCGCGGCGTCGTAGACGCCTTTTGCCACGTCAGCCTTGGTGCGGCGGAGCACGTACGTCTCGCGGACCTTGTCCGTGTAGCCCTGTGCCACGTCCTTGGGGATACCCACAAAGGCGCACAGAGCCACAAAGTCGCGGATCGAGTTGAAGACGGGCGTGCCCGTCACGATCCAGCGGATAGGCCCGCGGAGCTCCAGAGCCGCCACGTGCGTCTTGCTTTTGCGGTTTCGAATCTCGTGACCCTCATCCAGGATGACGCGATCCCACCTGATAGCAAGGAGGGGGCACCGCGTGCCGCCCTTCCGCTCAGCTAAGACCGAGTACGGCGCGACCGTGACGTTGGGCAAGGCACCATCCGGCAAGGCACGTTTGGGCCCGTCGAAGGTGCCTACACTCAGGCTCGGCGCAAACCGCTTGAGCTCGTCACACCACTGGCCGACCACGGACTTGGGCACCACCACGAGCGTACGCGGCTTAGGGTTAATGAGCATAGTGGCGATAAGCTGAACCGTCTTACCTAAACCCATTTCGTCACACAGGAAACCACCTGGGTTCAACTCAGCGGTCTCACGAGCCACGAGCCACTTGACGCCATCGTGCTGATACGGTGAGATGAGGCGGGTCTTGAGGAGCGCTCCGTTGGAGCGCGGCGGAGGCGGAGCCTCCTTAGAGGCCATGTTTGTCGTTGTTTGCTATATGGCGTGTAGCTCTAAGCCTTGGGCTGTACAGGACACGTTTTTTGGCGAACAGACCCCAAGGGGTCTGTCTTTTTCTCTCACCTTCTAATAGAGCAATGGCGGCGGAGGAGGCTGCATTTGAAGAAATTCTTCCACCTGGACCTCTTACTGAAAATGAGCTTCAAGGAATGAAAAAAGAACTAGCAAAGTTGAACTCTTTGACAAATGCTAATAATTATTATAGAGCAAAAAACGTTCTCAATTGGTGGAACTCTAAGCGAATTCGTCTACCCTCTGCGGAGATTCGCAAGATTCGTAAAATGGTACAGAACCATAATAAACCCACAAGTCAAAAGATAAGAGAACTCGTTCAAAGTCAGGGGACTAAGGAAGAAATTGAAAGGAGGGCACATTCTGCAATGTTAAAGTGTCCAAGTATTGCGTGTAGTTTATCAAAGACGCTTCTTCAAAGTCTGGCCCTTGCAACTACACCCGCAGAAGCCGCGGCTGTTGTTCAACAAGCACCAAAACCTGTTGTTGAAAATGCTCTTCGAAGTGTACCTCCTACTATCGATCCTAAAATTATAGCATCAATCATTTTACAGGCTACTCGGAAAGGCGTGAAAATACCACCTCAAACTCTTGCACCAGCAATTACTACGAATGTATCGGCTCCGGTGGCCGTAGCGGTCTCGAAGGCCGTCCCTCCAGAGACGCTCGCAAAGGCCATACTTTCCGCGGTTAAAAAGGGGACGGAGGTCCGACCAGAGGTTGTTTCACAGGCAATCAGCGCTCCAACACCGGTGTCAGCTGCCGTAGCCGTCTCAAAGGCCGTCCCTCCAGAGACGCTCGCAAAGGCTATACTTTCCGCAGTTAAAAAGGGGACTCAAGTGCGTCCAGAGGTTGTTTCACAGGCAATCAGCGCTCCAACACCGGCTCCGGTCGCTACAAGCGTGGCACGGGCCGTCCCTCCAGAGATGCTCGCAAAGGCCATAGTTTCAGCATTCAAAAAAGGGCTCATCCCGCGCTCCGAAGCCATCACAGCACAGCCTCCCGAAGTTATTGTTCCGGTGATACAAAAAATAATACCAAAGTCTGGAAACTTGGCAAGTTCCGTAGTTTCAGCTCTCAAGAAAGCCTTTGGAAAAATCTCGGGTAAAGATAAGATGCCGACATTTGGGCCCGAGACGCAACCAAACTTTATTGAACCAGTAAAAACAGGCGTCAATAATCAGGGCCGAAACACATATAATCAAAAGCCCCCAGCACCCGGGTACATTCTGACGACCCGTAACGGCAAGACGGGGTGGTACCGAAACAAGGGGGCCGCCCCACCTCCTTCGACTGGGACCATCGGACCCACGCAGCCACGCAATTACACGAAGATGGGTATCCGTGAGCTCTTGGATGCTTTGCGCAAGTACCCAGAGAACCGACCAGTCATCTCAGAGGCTCTCCGAAAGGCCCTTGAAAAGGAACTCAAGGATATCAAGTACGAATATAGTAAGTCCCGGCGGGCACGTAAGCTCGGAGACCTTTTGCGTCTTTTGCCTCGGAACTTCAATGGTCGCCGGAACGCATCGAGTATGGTCGTGAATGATATACGTGATACCCGTAACGGCCGTGAGCTTTCGAATTTGCGATCAAATTTGGGACGGGTTCCGAACGAGAATATTCGCCGGGCGCTCGAGAATCAAAACCGTAGGTTCAGAAGGGACGGAGAGCGTGAAAGGGCAAGAGGGCGCTCCAACGGAGGAGGGTCCTACTCGACTCCACGGCGGTACGGTGAAAGTAACAACAATTATACCCGGCGTGTAAGGAACACGGAAGGTCAACGCGAACTTATGGAACTTATGCGTCGGCGACGTGCAGCTCGGGTCGGTGGTGCAGGCGCAGGCGCAGGCCCTGTGGGAGGTGGCAACTTTGGTGGCGGAGGACGTGGAGGTGGGAACGTCGGTGCCGGCGGTCCTGCGCCACCCCCACCTCTCCCAACGAATCAGCAACAAGCTATCAACAACGCGGGAGGTGTGACCAAGGCGATGAATACGGTCGTACAAGTTCCAGGGGGCGCCCCCGAAGTTGCCAAAGCGGCCGAGGCCCTGAACGAGTCCAAGGGTAACACGACATATGCCATTCGCGTTAAGGGTGCGAGTCCCGAGGCTGTGAACGCCGTCCAGAAATTGGGAGGTCCGAACAACACCGTTCAAGTGCTTGAAGGTCTCAATACCATGTCCAAGACGCACGGGACGCGCAAACGCGCAAGGACCACTCGCCGTTCCAAAAAGGTGCTTCGACCCCGTGTTGCTGAACTCGCTCGCGTCATCAGCGCAGTCAAGAAACAGCGTCTTATTTCACTCGTGGCTCACAACGTCACAAAGACACACAATATCCACCCCAACGACGAGAAACTCAAAAAGTACTACATGAAGGTTCTCAAGGCGAATATCCTCAGAACACCTTTTGCTAAGATTGCTAAAGGTGCCGCCAAAAAAAAGTAAGCTATAAGTAATAAATGCCGCTGAACCCTCTCGTGTTGGGAGTTGGCGTCTTGTGTTTCTGTATCTGTATTATAACTATTATTTACTTCGCGACCCAGGGCGGGGGTGGGTCGCCGTCCCCAGACGCGGGGTCTCCAGGACCAGCACCGGGACCATCAGGACCCACGGACCCTCGTCAGGATGTTTGGTCATCAGGCCAGCTCCTTCAAGGGGCTCCACTTGAAATAGGTATACCCGGAAACGCCCCTATACCTTTTACAACAAAACCAGCTCCTTATATTCCAGGTCAGTCTGCAAAATTCACAATGTCTTTTGATTTATATGTGACGGGAACGGCACCCAGTTGGAGAAACATCTTTGCGCATAACGCAGTAAACAATGACGGCGGTGCCCGAGCGCCAAGTGTGTATTTGACTGGAACGGATGCCGCACCAGCAAACAGAGTCCATTACAATTTTTTGAAGCCAAATGGTTCAGGGGGTTTAATACAGGGTGCATCCGTTGGTTCAGTTGTTGTTCCTCAAAATCAATGGTACAATGTAACAATTACTTGTGACGGATCAACTGCTCATGTATATATGAATGGAACTCTAGATTCTACAGCAGATTTCACGGGTCCATTTACGTGGCCGACAACTGACGATCCATGGAACTGGTGTAATTCAGACTTTAGTCAGGGTGGATCTCTCAAAGTTGCAAACACTTATTTCTGGCCAACAGTCTTGACGACGGATCAAATTAGTAAACTCAAAGTACCGACGGCACCATCACCAAGTGTTGCCACAACTTCTTATTATTTGCCCGAGCCATATGACGACGCAAAGGAAACTGCGGGGTACTGAGGAGTGCTCCTAAAAAACGTGTCCTGCCCGGCTTAAAGGCTTAGAGAGCTTAAGGAGTGTAGAGCAAAGCATGGAGTCCACGTTCCAGTACATTCAGAATCTGAATGCGATTCGAGGGCGGTTGGTTCAGGACTCGGCGCGCCCCGCGCCCTCGTGGGTCCGAATCACAACCATCACTATGTGTTCCAAATTTCTTCAGGATATTGACTTGAAGAAATTTAGAGAGAATTTTGCCAAGCTCGGGTCCATCACAGTCCGCCGTCGGGGCTCGCGGTTCCGCGGTTTCGAATGGAAGATGAAAGAGACAGCCTTTTATAACCAGGTGACTATCGGCTACGAGGATGTGTATTCTCGAAAAAGTATCAAGTTGTTTCCCAACGGGTCTATTCAGGTCGCGGGGTGTTCGGACTTGTTCGATTGTAAGCGTATTCTAGGCCAACTCGCCTTTATTTTGAAAGTGGTTCTGGACCTGAAGGAACTCCCGCCGACCCAAGAGGCGAGTATCAAGATGATCAACACCAATTTCTCTTTGAATTCGTCTGTCAATTTGAACAAGGTCATCGCCAAGTTTTCGAGTCGACCTGCTTTCAAAGTCACCTTCGACCCCGACAGATACAGCGCTGTGAAGGTCAAGTTTACGCCTAAACCAGGGCAAAAGCAGGTGACGGCCAGCATCTTCAGCACGGGCAAGATTATCGTCACGGGCGCACAGACCCTCGACGAGATTGCAGGAGCCTACGAGACGATCAACAAGGTGATTACGACAGACGCGTTAGTCAAGGCGGTCGCAGACCCCGAGTTGTTCAACAACATTATGGGGGCGAGCTTTGAGGAGTGGTCCCGAGTGCTCGCAGAGCACTCGTCCCTGGGACGGCTTAGAACCTAAATAAAATATAGTGTAATACCAAATGTCACAGCGTTATGGCATGGCCGATGGTCGGTGTCTGACTGAGTTCACGTCTTCCCGTATTCTGAACGATGAGATTATGGCGAGCAAGAATATTGCTTTCCAGGACAATTACAAGTACCGCTCGACTCTCCAGGCACAGGGCCCTGAGGCTTTTAGCTTGCCCGTGAAGAACGCAGCGTGTCGTACAGGCAAGGTGGTCGTTCTGGTTGAGAACGAATAAAGGAATAAAGCCCTTTTATCATATGAAGATTGTTATCGACGGCAATATCGGCTCGGGAAAGACGACCCAGCTCGATTTGCTTGAGAAAATTGGATACAGAGTTCGCCGGGAGCCCATAGATGAGTGGCCTCTCGAGGAATTTTATAAAGACCCGAAACGTTGGGCATTCTATTTTCACATGGTTATTCTCCAGACTCTTCGACCTCTCAAGACGAAGGAGACGATCGTTTACGAGCGGTCCCTCCTCAGTTCCCGATGGGTCTTTTGGTCCGTTTTACTCAAACAGAACCTCGTGACCCAGGGTGAAGATGCTACGTATGCCAAATTTTATGACCAATATGCTTGGTTTCCTGATCTTTACATTTTCCTTTCAAAATCACCCGAACGTGCTTGGGAGCACATACAGGCTCGGCACCAGGCGGGGGACTCGGGTGTGACCCTCGAGTACTGGAAGGAACTGGACGTCGAGTACCAGAAGCTTCTACGGAACGTACCCTGTAAAGTTCACGTCATCAACGCAGACCAGAGTGTGGAAGAAATCCATCAAGAAATCTGTCAGATCCTATTAGATCATGAATTGCTCAGCCCTGCTGAAGTGCAACGGGAAGAAGTGCGGAGCGAGGGCGGTCGAGAACGGAATGTGTCGTGTACACCTTTCCAACACATGTGCCGTGTGTCTTGAGGAGACCAAGAGGAACGATAAGAAGCTCAAGTGTAAACACGTGTTCCATGCCAAGTGTATTATGAAATGGTTCGAGACAAGCATCGAGTGCCCCCAGTGTCGTATGGAACAGGACGATGACCCTATAGTCGTGTTCCGCAAAAACGTCGAGGACAACATACGTGAAAAGTACCGTGACGCTATACGGACTCTTCAAGACGAGCTCCGGGAGGCGAGACGCAGGTAAGCGTCTCCCCTAGGCGCGTAGGCCCCGCTAAAAAGTAATACAGGACTAAAATAATGACCGAACCCCGCCGGTGTGGAGCTTGTACTCTCACAGGGGGATCGTGTAAAACAATAGTACGGGAACCCGATCAAGAAAGGTGTTGGCAACACAGAGGGACGCAGTGCTCAGTCTGTCTTGCAAACATGGGGGGACAAAGTATTACTAGAAAACTGGAGTGTGGCCACGAGTTTCATGAAAGGTGCCTGAACCGTTGGAAACTGACGTGTCAGGAATCACCAACGTGTCCCATGTGTCGTGTGCCCTTTGATGTACCTACGTACAAGTGTAGGCTCATCATCGAACGGACGTCCGATTCTTTTCGTCACGTGAATGACTTTGAAACCTCTAACGTCTCGAGTATTCTTACAGGGTTCGGTCTTCAGTTTCGAGACCTCGTTCCCCAGCAGGGTGGCTTTATAACGGATATTCGGTTTGATATTGATCCGGAAGAGACACTCAGGGACATCCTCAGAGAACTCGGTTTACCCTCTGTACCTGAGAGTTTATAGAATTTCTGTTGGTCCCCCGGTTACTATTCGTACCCGTCTTGGCGAACCCACGGCGAACGCCATAGGCCGAACAGAATTTGGTATAGTGAAACCCGGGCTTGTAACTCCTGTCTGCCTTTCTCGGATCGCTTATCGTGTGTCCCGACGCATCCACGATGAGAGGTCCACCAGCCCAGCCCGTCTTGTGACTCCACAACTTGACTGGAATCTCTATCACTCGACCGGGGGTCAAGCGCGAGTTGTTCGATTGGGCATTGTATCTCTGGAGCACACGCAAGGCATCTGCCTGACGGGTCGCACGCTGGGACCTTTTCAAAGCCATTATATTGTATTTCCCCAGAACATGGAGGTCTGTATTTTTGTTTGCGACTCGGCCGTTGTTGGCGTTTGTCGAGGCTCGGCCTTTGGCCAGAGCCGCTAGTACCACCTTGGGCGTCACTCGGAAGAACTTGGCCAGTCCCAGAACT